CATCCTCTACCGTAACACTACGGTTCAACACAAACACATAATCGTTAATTTGGAGAACCTCTAGGTCTGATTTTTTGATGTGGGTGGCATAGGCTGTAGCAGATGCCGACAAAGCATTGACAGTCTGCTGAACGCCGCTTTGGGCATCCCACACGCGGACCACACCTGCTGGTGTAATTTGAAGTAATAGTTTTTCTTCTAGTCCTTTACAAATAAAGAACCAACTACCATCGTTGGCAGAGTTTTCAATGCGACGAACAAACTGAGTGCCCGGTCTTTTGATTAGGCCAAACGTCGGGTCTGGATAATAGTTGTCACACTCGCGTAGCTGGCCTGGAAGCATCAGCGAGTCTGGCTGTTGTGATACCCCACCCACCAGGCCGACAAGTTTTTGTGAGATAGCAGCCATAGTTATCGAGCGATAGCGCGGAATGGAGTATAACTAATGTAAAGATTCTGACCGGATTCTTGGCCAAAGATATTCACATCGGAACTGCTGGTGTCATAAGCCAGGCAGTTGCCCCTTAACAGGGCTTCGTCTTGAGCATTAAAGGTTACCATTTCTTGGGAACCCATAACCCGTCCAGCAAAGACACGGGTAGCGCGTTGAGTAATATAGTCCTGGAAAACCTGAGGAAGATCCTCAAAGTCAAACTTCCAAACCACATCACACTTCACAGTTGAGCCGGCAGTAAACGTGTAGGTGTGCTTGATCTTATCATAGAGCTTGCCATCACGCAATACGGTCTGGTATTTCTGATTGTTAGCAAACTTGTTATCCGAAAGCTGGAGTACGTTAGACGGCACAGCAATGTTACCGGACGTATCAGCCATAAAAGGATAGGCGACCTCAGTGTTAAAGTGCCAGCCTTCACCTTGTACTTCTCTATCGACTTGATCTAGGACATCAACAGCGATAGCGATTTCGGGGTTAGCGACATCAAGGCTTACCACCGGGGCTTGCCCGATGCCACTAAGCATCTGGTTGATTGCTTCGAGTTTAGTAGTCATTATTATCGGGCAAGAAAAAAGGGGGCCACGATGGACCCCCACAAAATACAAACGTAAGCGTATCAGGCCACGTTGCGGAAAGCACCAGCAACGGCAGTGCGGACAGCGCCACAGCCGTAGGCAAGGCGTCCCACAATGACATCGCCTTGATAGATCACCTTCGTGTCGGCACCGGTGGTTTGCACGCTGGGGCCAATAGCCTCAACGACACCAGCAGCGTCACGGTGGAAGATCAGACCGCAGGAGTTGGTGAAGTCAGTGCGAACACCATAATCGTTGTTCTCACCGGGAACGGCAGCAGCGTCGATTTGATCGCCAGCAGCCGAACCATAACGCTCCAGGAAAGGAATGTTGTTGGACTTGTAGATCTTGATACCGGCGATCTCATAGAGACCTTCACCGGATTGCAGAGAACCACTGTTGTTGCCCAGATCGCGGTTGAGGATGTTGGTGTCAACCTGGCTGATCAGAGCATAATACTGGCGAGGGCTGAGGACCGCGACACGGCCGTCCTGGGGCGCTGCGACTTCGTCCAGACGGGCAGCAGCTTCGAAGAAGCCATCAACCAGAGCCTGAGCGTTGTACTCGTTGCCAGCGCCGAGGTTCACCTCGAAGCCACCGGGTTCGCCGGTCACGGCAGCAGCGGTCTCAGCAGCTTGATCCAGCACGCGGAAGATGCGGCGGTCATAAAATTCTGCGAGACTCTGGCCGATTTGACGGGCGATCGGGCCGCGAATATCGTATTGCGAAAGAACCTCGTCGAGGTTATCAACGAAGGCAGAAGCGACCAGCAGGTCGTCCATCGAGATGGTGGTCTCTGCCACGTTCGGATCACCCGAGCCGAGAATCGCGGTGCCAGGCGTATGATAGCCAGCGTTTACGCGTCCAGTGTGGATGAATTGTGCCTCGTTGCCGTTACGCAGGGTCCGGTTCATGACCAGACCTTTGGCAATAGTAGCATTACGGAAGGCCTCGTAGACCTCACCGGTAAAGAGTTTCAGGAACAGAGCCTGTTCGTTGCCGGCCTGGTTTACCTGGCCTAGCTGAGTTACAGTTGCAGTCACTTGTCTAAGAAGTTGAAGAGTTTATAGATTGAGAGTGTCCCGGGAAAAATTATTTAGTTGTGGGGTTGTCCTTTGTATTGGGTATCCACCGCAGCGGGCCAATACTCCAGTCATGACTGGGTTTTTTACGAGGTTATCCCACCCTCGAAAGGCATGGGGGACATTGCAGTCCCCACGATCCTCAGAGAAGATCGCCGCTTGCAGCCAGTTTTTCTTGAATGTCCAAACGGTAAGCGGGGTCAGTGCGATACCGAGGATCACTAATAGCACGAGCCAGTTCGGCTTGGCTACGGAATCCTTTAACGCCTTGACCTTTGACAGACTTACCAGACACACGCTTGCCTTCAAAACCAACAGCGTCTTTGTAACGCTGGTTCAAAGATTGAACAGCAAAGAAGATAGCGTCTTTGTTTCCGCTGTTGATAACATTGTCAAAAGCAGCAACTTCGTCGGGCTTCAGATTATCTGCTGCCCAAGCAAGAGTTTCATTGTATGCTTCTTCACCTCCAACAGAAGTCAAGATAGCATTGGCATCAGCATCACTCAGCTGTGAGGGCTGAATGGATGCGTTCTTTTGCATCTCCAGATAAGCATCAATGAGCTGCTCGGATGGCATCTCCTTAAGCTTCTGGATTGTCTCAGGTTTCAGTTGGTTGGAGTTACTGAAATACTCTTCAGAGGCTTCCTGGAGGAACTGAACCGTTTCAGATTCTGGTTCGGGTACATCAGCATCTGGTGCTTCGCCGACATCTTCAGAAGATTCTTCTTCTTTCTGTCCAAGCTTGCTTTCCAGTTCTTTGTATGCCTTTTCCAGATCTTCAGCGGACTTGAACTTGCCCGCATAGCGGAGTTCAGCTTCTGCATCTCGTTGGGCTTGTTCATATTTAGAGCGATTGCGTTCTTCTTCTTCGGCAATCAGCTTATCACCAAGCTCCGTAAGGCGAGCTTCCTCAGCCTGACGGGCTTCGGTAACTACGGGGTCGCTTCCCTCAAAAGTGATTTCAGCCATAATGGTGGATTAGCAGTAATTAGTGAGTGGTGATAGAAACCATACCAAGACCAGGAGTCGTGATACGTTTCTTAGGTTCAGGTTTGACTTTGTTTTGTTTGACGCTGGGTTTGCCAGCTGTCTTTTTGCGAGTGCTTAGTCGAGTGGGGTTAGCAGAAGGTGCCTCAGAGATTTCAAAATCACTGGGGTTGAGGGGCTGGTTGGGTTGCATTAACGGTATTCTGAAGGGCGTCGAGGACACCAGGGTTCTTGTCAGGATCCATCATCGGAGCTTTAGCAAGCTGACCGGCTTGGCTCATGATTTGACTCTGTGCCATTTGTTGGCGTGCTTGCATGTCTTCTTGCTGACGTTGCTCAGCGGTCTTAACCAGCTTTACAGTGTCGATGCCTTGTGCAGCAGCCAGGCGTTTGATTGCTTCCTCAGGGTCAACAAACTTCATCATGGACTCAGGACCAAGTGCCTGGGACACAGTCTGAAGGAACATCATCAGGGACTCACGATCTTGGCCGCGACCAACACCTTCGATACCTGCGATGACAGTGGGGAACACTACACCCTTAGGAAGTTTGGGAAGGATCTTAGAACGTTGCAACACGAACAGCTTACGCTGGAGGTAGGGCTGCAATAGTTCGGTGGTCAGGTTCCCATAGATACCACCCAGCTGTTCGTTAAGTTCTTGCTGGGTAGCGCGAATCTCTTCTGCGGTAGTACGTTCTGATTGACGTACCGTAAGAATAAGAAACGCTTCACTCAGTCTTTGGGTTAGCTGAGTGATCATTTGATATGCGCTGGCAAAGTCAGCCTGTTTGGCTACTTGAACCACGGACACATCTTCTTGGCGGCCTTGGATAATTGCTCCATTCCCGGCCTTTGCCAAAGTAGCAGGCTTGACGGTAGCAGAAGGAGATACCAAAAAGACCACCTTAGCAGCAGCAGCGGAGCCTTCGACCATAGCTTGCATGAGTCCCTCAAGCGACTTAAGGTCACCGAGGTATTCTTC